CTTCAGATGATGCTTTCTTGAAACTAAACGATGGTTTCATCAAACAAGCGAAAGGTGCTGGTGATGGCGCAGCATTCTCTGTGTTAGATACTGACAAGTTGCCAACGATTCAAGAATTAACAACTTACTCTGCACAAGTCGAGCCACGTTACTTGCGTGCTGGTCAGTACAAGTGGTTCATGTCGCAAGCAACAGCAACTCACTATGTTGTTGAATTGCAGAACCGCAACACTGTGCTTGGAGATGCCGAGCTAGTCGATGGCACACTGAAAAACATCGGCGGTTATGCAGTTGAAGTTGTGGAGAATATGGACAATGATGTTATTTTGTTCACGACATACGAAAACTTGACTGTCGTTTACGGCTTGAATGTCACATTGACAACTGCGGCACAAGACAGCGTTGCAGTTGCTAAGCAAGCCACATACCACTTCATGCTGGAAGATGTGGACTTTGTTATCCGCAACAAGAAGATGGTTGGTATTGTTACAGTTAAAGCTGACGCGGGAAAATAGCAGCCCCATTGGAGAATACCAGTAAAGCACTAGCCGATGGGGTTCAATGGAGTGCTAAGTAAGGGGGCTGACATATGGCTGATGAAACTACAAATACCCTAAGAGATTCGATCAAGATTCTTGTTGGTGTCACAGATGACAAACAGGATAATTTGATCAATGAATTGATCTCAAACGCTAAGGACCAGATTCTGGCGTACATCAACCAGGATAACAACGGACAGGCGATAACAATGCCGAATGACATTGACTTTATCGTCAAAGATGTTGTGGTCCAAATGTACAATCGTTTGGGAGACGAAGGTAAAGCCTCTAGCAGTGAAGGTTCAGTATCGAGTACATGGAGCGATATTGACCTGCCCCGCTATGCAAGCTTTCTGGACAAATACCGCAAGCAAAAGTATGGACAGATCAGGATGCGTTTTATATGAGATTTTCTGATCGTGTCACTTTGTTAACAAAGTCGAACGGCGGCGGGGGTCCTGATGATGCCCCTGGTGAGACTGTTACAGCAAAAGATACTCCATGTTTGATCAGTCCGGTCGCTAACACAAATGTGCTAATGACCCATGGGTTGGCTGATAAACAAGCGTTTGAGGTGCATCTACCGACATTAGCCGATGGTGTAAATCGGGTACAGTTCGACGGTCGAAAATATGATGTTAATAAATCATTTGGCAGACGGCGAACTGTATTGATCGTAAGTGCGTAAGGTGGTGGCTCGATGAGACGATATGGCGGAATGAACATCGAATTTAAAAGACTTGATAAACTGTATAGGTCCTTTGAAGTGTCCAAGGTTAAAGCCAGAAACGAGACGTTTAAAGCCATTGAGAGAACCACTAAAAAAGCTCAAGCAAATTCTAAGTCAATCGCACCAGTTGATACTGGCTACATGAAAGCTCACATCAATCAATTGTCAACTAAAAGGCATGGCGATGTGATCACTGGTTCGTATGAGTCCGAGGCCTATTATGGCGGCTATGTTGAATACGGCACTTATAAAATGGCAGCTCAACCATATATACGACCTGGAACTAAAGCTGCCGAGCCGTTTTTCTATCAAGAATTAAGGAGGTTATTAAGTGTATGACGACTGATGAATGGTATACAGAATTGTATGCTGCATTCCAACAGGTGGGCTTAAAGTGTTATTTTAATCAGCCTAGCATTGACGAGGCTTTGCCACTTGTTCAGATTGGCGTACACATTGACAATGACCAATCTAATAAGACTGGTGGGGCACTTTACGAGATCCAACAACAAATAGATTTATATGCTGATCCGCTCGGTATGACTGCTAATGAGTTTGAAAGACTGATCAGAAAAGTTAAATATGCAATTAGTTCATGCACGAATATCCGTAGCATGACAGCAACAACGATGATAGACACCAGCACAGAGAAAGAACTCAAGCGGTGTCTGTTTTTAGTTACAACAATATTATAAGGAGGCTATGAAATATGGCTGCTGAAGGAACTAACAACGGTGTAAAGACCGTTAAGGATATGCCGTTATCCGGTAAAGATGTTTGGTACTTTATCCAATCGGTAGACGCTAAAGTTGGCGAACCTGCATTGTTACCAGCACATCAGACTGATGGCTCAACATCAATCGAAGGTGATGTAACAGACGAGCAAACAAAAATGGGCCGTGTACTGGCTCCAGGCACTAATGAAGACTCAATCGAAATCACTAACTACATTGTCCCAGGTGATGAAGCTTCTGAAGTAATTATCAAAGCAAAACACGAAGGCAAGCAAGTTAAAGTTTGGCGAGTACAGGTTGACGATCGTTTGGCTAAAGACGAAGGCGACCATAAGATTTTCCCTGCAATGTTTGGCTATGCGGTAGTTGAATCAGCTGACTTGTCAGAAGGTCAGGATGGTTTCGTTGAATGCGATTCTACCTTGGATATTATCGGTAAGTTAGTCGATGGCGACTTCCCACTGACGCAGGAACAGGTCGACATCTTACACAAGATTTACGATTACGAACGTCCTGGCGAAAAAACTGGCGAGTTCACTGATTCAACTGAAACATCGGGAAAATAGACGCTCCACTCGACAATACGGCGGAAGCGTTGAGTGACGGAGTACGATTGATAGCCGAGTAAGGAGGCTAATCATGGCAGAAGAAATAGATCGTAGTAACCAATATTTGAAAGTGTTCAAGAAAGACGGCACATTTGTCGGTGCTGGAGCAAAAGGAGCTGGCGCCACTGAAGTTCATGGGCTGGAGCCTAACACAATAGTTGCTGATGGTGACTATAAGTTGGCATTTGATGAGAACGCTGATAAGGAATCTAGCACAAACATTAGTGATTTCTTGGACGCTAAGGGAGCCACAGTGCCACCTATTCATGTGACAGGTATTGCTTTGGATAAAACTACTTTAGCACTTGAAACAGGACAGACAGCCACTTTGAAGGCGACTTTAAGCCCAGCTAATGCAACGAATAAAGCATACAGTTGGAGTTCAGATAATACAGCAGTTGCGGCCGTTGATAGTAATGGGAAAGTAACAGCTGTTAAAGCTAAGGATGAGCCAGTTAATATCACAGCAACAACTAAGGACGGTTCTAAAACAGCTCAATGTGCAGTGACTATTAAAGCAAAAGCCGAAGAACCACCTGCGGAAGGGTAGTTCTCTCAGGCGTATTCTAAGGCTATTTCAAAAAAAAAATAAGACACTCGCCCACGAAATAAACAATAAGAACGTTGTTCTGGCGGGTATTATGGAGGAATAAAACAATATGATTGAATTTAGAATTGGTGACAAAGTTGAAGAATTAAAATTTAACTTCAAAGCAAAATGGAAAGCAGATCAGAATTTCAGTTCGAAAGATGCTGATGGTAACTCTGCAGAAAATGGAGCCGCAACGATCTGGCTTGGTTTGATCTATCAGCAATCAGACACGGCATTAGTCAGTGCCTTGCAGTCTATGACCAATCACACAAAAGATGAACTGATCGATGCAGTTGAGGCTAACGCAGAAGAAGCTGGTGGAATTGGAAAACTGATTGACAAGTTTGCCGAGGAAATTAAAAAGTCCGATTTTTTCAGACACGCAGCAACTCAATTTCTGGGACAAGAAGAGAAATTTCTCGCTATCTTGAAGAAGAAAAAGGACAAGACAGAAGAGGACAAAGCCAATATCGACGGTCTGAGTTCCGGAATTCAGATGATGAAAGAAACTCTATCATAAGGGACGCTGCAAGGCTTGGCATTTATGATGTTGAGCCTCTTTTTTGTATGTATAATTCAGAACTTAATGCCTTATTCGAGGGTGCTCAACTGCGCACGCTTGATCAACGCCGATATATGACCGAGCAAGCGGTAAGTATCGCTAATGCAACGATGTCCAAAAATCCTAAATCGGCGATTAAAAAGACATATCGTGAATTTGACAAACAAGAGAGAAAGATTGACGTGCATAAGCAGCCTAATATCAATCATCCAAAAATGGAGCAATATGCTCAGTTGATGAAACAATGGCACAACAGCTTTAAGAGAAAGGAGGAAGATAATGGCAGCTGAAAAAGTAAAAGGTGTCTTTACTGCTGACATTAGCGGCTATACGAGTGCTATGTCCAGAATGACAAGTAGCACAAAGTCAGCAACTGGTGCCGTGCTAGGTGGCAATAAAAAAGGCTCTGGCAGTATGATCAAGTTCGGAGCTGTGACAGGCGCTGCGATGGCGATTGCTAGTAAGGCAATACATTATGTTGGGCAATCAGTCGGTTATGCGGTCGATCGTTTCGATACTTTGAACAAATACCCAAAAGTTATGCGGGCCTTGGGTTATTCAACTAAAGATACAAATAAATCTATGCGAGTGCTTAATAAAGGCATTGATGGCTTACCTACTTCTTTAGACGATATCACTAAATCAGCTCAAAACTTCGCTCCATTAACAGGTGGAGCTACATCCGGCGCTAAGGCTGCAGTTGCCTTGAATGATGCGTTTTTGGCTTCTGGTGCAAGTGTTGCCGATGCTAGTCGTGGTATGACGCAGTACAGTCAGATGTTGGCCACGGGTAAAGTTGATTTGATGAGTTATCGGACTTTACAAGAGACTATGCCGATCGCCTTGCGTAAGGTTGCTAATGCGTTTGGTTTTACTGGTAAATCAGCAGAACAAGACCTTTTTCAAGCATTGAAAAAAGGCAAAATAACAGTTGATGATTTGAACAAGAAATTTGTTGAATTGGACAAAGGACAGAATGGCTTTGCTGAATTATCTCGCAAGAACAGTGTCGGTATTCGGACATCTTTTGCTAATATTAAAACATCTGTTGTTAAAGGCTTAGCTAGTATGTTGACTGCAATTGATACGGGATTAGCAAAAGCTAAATTGCCTGGTATTGCTCAAATGATGAACAACATGAAATATAGTATCAACAAAGGTTTTGATGTTATTAACAAGGTGATCATTAAGGATATACCAATAATTGTTAACAGTTTCAAGAAAATATTTGATTTTGCTAAGCAAAATGCCGATTGGCTCAAACCTTTAACATTAGGGATCCTAACATTTATTGCTACTTTCAACGGTATACAGAAAGTTGTCGGTATCGTGTCCAAAGTTGGTGGAGCATTCAAGAATTTCTTTAGTATTCTAGCAGCTAACCCAATCGTTGCTGTTATTGCAACAATTGCCGCTTTAACTGCTGGATTAGTTTATTTCTTTACACAAACAAAGACGGGTCAAGCAATTTGGCAGGCGTTTACCACATGGTTAGTTAATGCATGGAACACGATCAAGACAACAGCCGTTGCAGTGTGGACTGGAATTGCAACATTTTTCAGTACATTATGGAATGGTATCGTCACAACAGTTACAAATGTTTGGACAACCGTCACAACTTTTCTGACCACGGTATGGACTGGAATTCAAACTATTGCAACAACTATTTGGAATAACATTAAGACATTTTTAACTACAATTTGGAGTGGAATATCTTCAGTAGTCATGTCTGTTTGGTCAACTATATCTGCGTATCTAAGTGGCGTTTGGACTGGCATAATGACGATTGCAAGTGGTATATGGAACATGATTAAAGCTGCTATTTTAGGGCCAGTCTTATTAGTTATTGATTTAGTAACTGGCAATTTCGCAGCCTTAAAATCTGATGTGATGCTCATTTGGAACTCAATTAAAAGTGCTGCAAGCAGTATCTGGAACGGTACAAAAGCAGTTATCCAAGCTGTTGTTCAATATATCAAGACAATTGTTACTTCAATCTTCAATGGCTTGAAAAGTGTTGTCATATCAATTTGGAATGGCATTAAGTCTGTAAGTAGTTCAGTTTGGAACGGTATTAAATCAGCTGTAAGTAGTGCAGCCAAAGCATTAAGTAGTGCTGTTAAGTCAACATGGAATGCTTTAAAAAGTGCTGCAAGTAGTATTTGGAACGGTATCAAATCAACGATTTCAAGTGCGATAAATGGAGCAAGGTCAGCTGTTTCATCCGCAGTAAACGGCATGAAGTCGGCAGCGTCTTCTGCGTGGAATAGCATGAAGTCAGTGGCACATACAGTGGTTTCTAGCATTAAATCAGTATTCCATAGTCTATCTAATATTGATCTTGGCGCAGCAGGTCGGGCTATTATGAATAGTTTCAAGAGTGGACTTACATCAGCTTTTAGCAGTGTCAAAAAGTTTGTATCCGGCATTGGTTCGTGGATAAGAAAACACAAAGGCCCTATCAGTTATGATAGACGTCTTTTGATTCCTGCTGGTAATGCAATCATGAATGGGTTTAATTCTGGTTTAACTTCTCAATTTGCTCAGGTACAGAAAAATGTTGCAACAATGGCTAGTAGGATAGCAGGCCAAGCCTCTAATTCAATTGGCAGGCTTGATAGTCAGATGTCGCCTAGTCTGTCTGTATCTCGTAATATAAACGATCAGTTTGATGCATCGTTTGACGATAGTGGACTGGCTCGAATGGCGCAGATGATCGTGCAGGCAATCAATGATAAAGACACTGATTTGATTCTTGACGGTGATTCAGTTGTTAAGAAAACGTCGGGCAGAATGGATAATGAATTAGGTAATAACGTTAGATTAAGGAGTAGGTTCTCATGATAGACAAGGATTACTTTAAGAATGTTGGTTTTGAGGTAGAAGAAGAAAGTTTTACGTTCGGCGAGTACAATTCAATGGATAATCGGATGTTTATGGCTAATCGTGAAGCGCCCACACCTAGCGAACGGGAAATCGTTGAATCAGTCCCGTACATGCAGGGTGTTTATGATTTTAGCCAACTCAACGGCGGTGAACGTTATTTCGACAATCGCGAAATTACCTACCAAGTAATGTTGTTCGAACAAGATTATCCGACGCGGAAATACGCTGAAAAAGAGATTAAACGGCAGTTGATGCCACTGGGTATTCAGCCACTCTATGACAGCCACGACAACGGTTGTCACTGGCTGGGAAAGTGTAAGAGTGTAACTGTGGACGATGATGCCGAAAAAGGCACACTGGCTTGCACAGTTGTCTTTGACTGTTATCCGTTTGCTATTTCTAATGATGATGCTGGAGCTGACATTTGGGATAATGTTTACTTTCCACAATGGTTTTTCCAAACCACCGAATATCGTGTTGATGATAAAACAGAAATTAACTTATATAATTGGGGATCACGTGCAGTTCACTGCTCGATTGATGTGTCGGGTAACGTTACAATCACTGGAGACTTTGGCGAAATAGCACTATCGCAAGGACATTATCAAGACACACAAATGGTGCTTGCAGTTGGCAACAACAAAATGTCGATGGACGGACGTGCGGTTGTCAAGTTTGGTTTCTATGTCGAGGTGATGTATTGATGTATAGAATTATCGCTTATGATGATCCGTATTCAACCGTGGCTCACACTGTATATAATCCATTAACTGGTGATTATATTTCAGATGGAAAATTAGAATTGAAAGAATCTGAAATCAATGATCTTCAATTAACTGTTAATCAAGATAATTATTTGTTCGGTAATGTTAAGCCACTAAAAACACATATTGAAGTCTATCAAGATGATAAACAAATTTTTAGAGGGCGTGCTTTAGATGTAACACGCGAAATGAAAGATAGTGGGCAGTTTGTTCAGTCTTTTATTTTTGAAGATATTCAAAACTACTTGCAAGATACGCCTCAATCGTGGGCTAAAGTTCAAAATACGACCCCGGCAGAGTTCTTTACTCGCTTGATTACTTCACATAACAATCAAACACAACCGTATAAGCGGTTTACGATTCGTAGATGTGATGTAACTAATTCAACCGATAATGTTTATCGCTATATTGAAGACGGTGCCACTACTTGGGACACCATTAAAGATAAGTTGGTCAGTCGCTTAGGTGGTTTCATTAAAGTTGAGCGTATTGATGGAGTTAATTATATTGACTATGTTCAAGATCTGGGCACCGACCACAGCGATAGCAACCCGATTCAGTTATCATTAAACTTAAATTCTGCTAGTGTAAAAATAGATCCTACCGAAGTCATTACAAGACTTCAGCCATTGGGAGCAGTAATCGAAGATAAAAATGAAACACCCGATCAGCCAAACGATATCAGTCGCCCAAGAGTTGATATTAAATCAGTCAATGATGGGATAGATTGGCTTGACATCCCCACACTTGTAGATGAGTTCGGTCTGATAAAAAAATCGGTAGTGTGGGATGATGTTCATGACCCTGGTATCTTGCTAACGAAAGCTAGACAATGGATCGCAAAACAAAAAACAGCTAATGAAATATGGACAGTAGAAGCGTTGGAGCTACCTAACTTCAGTGCTTTTAATGTGTCTGATCGGTATGTTTTCGATAACAAGTATGTCGCAAGTAAGCAACTTTTGAGGGTTACTGCTAAGACGATTGATTTTAGTAATCCTAATAAGTCGAGCTTGACTATTGCAGATAAGGCAGTCTCACTTAGTCAATATGAATCGGAAAATAGGAACGCTGCCGAGCAAGTTAAAAATTTGCGTTCACAAGTTGAGGGATACAGCACACAAATCACTAAGCTTCGAGATGAGAATACCGAACTGCAACAGTCGATCAAAAACCAACAAACTTTAATAGACAAACTCGAAAAAGGTATAGATGATGCTGATCTTGCTGGTGTCAACAATCGAATATCGGCATTACAGAAAAATACAACCGATCTAATAAATCGAGTTAATAATTTGAATTACGCTACGCCAGAACAATTACAGCAATACGAAAACACTCAAAACTCGTATAACAACAATTTTGAAGCTAGATTATCGGCTTTAGAAAATAACCAAGGAGGCACAAGTTAATGGTAGAAAGAGCACAAGTTGATTATCGCGATGCCACACCATTTGACCAGAGCAAATTACAAGATCTTCAAACAATAAAGGATGCAATTTTGCACAAGCAAACAGGAATAGATGTTCGTGGTCCGCTGGCACAGATTCCTGATGCATTAATAAAACTACTAGAGGACGCAAGTGATATGGAATATTTAGGAGCAATATCAGAATTAATAGAAGCACGTGGACAGTTTGAGACTTTAGGCATACATGAAACTGCGCAAGATAATCAAATTCAAACAACGGATGCCCGTTCAATCAATTCTTTGCAAAAAAGTCAAGACGCAATTGCAATGGCAAAAGCCACATCTGGCGGAGGCCCTAAAGAAACGTTTTCAAACAAAGCGGCTTTGACAGCTAAATATCCTAATGGCGCTTCGGGCATGTACGTTACTCAAGACAATGGCCATTGGTGGATCTGGAATAGCGGTTGGCAAGATGGGGGCATATGGCAATCAACCGGACTTGCAGATAATGCTGTTGATTCTCCTAAATTGAGTAAAGAAGCACGAGCAAACGGCGTTAATTTCGGAGGTGGTCCAATTATAAAAAATTGGACTACTGGATATATTGCTAATAAAGCTAAGCAGGATAAAGACGGAGTTCCTGAAGGAACAATTGTTACTAATAGTAATTTTTCACTAACACAACCTATTATCGTTCATAAAGGCGACATTATTTCAGTCACTGGATATGGTGATCATTATTCTTCTATGATTTCATTCTGGGATGCAAACGGGCAATATTCGCAATCATTACACGATGGGATTAGTGTTCAAGAAACTATCATGGCTATTGCCCCGTCAGAGGGCTTTATTAGAATATCTAACTGGACGTACAAGTTAAGCAACAATAATGTTATAGTTAAACGCTATCCTAAGCTTATGGGGTATACGCTACCAGACAAACTAGTTGGTTCGGTTGAGTGGGAAAATCTTCCACTGTTGTGGGACACACGGTCTTACATTGGTTCAGATGCAAATACCAATCACAAAAACGAATATACACATACGCATGGGATTGATGAAAAATATCAAGTATCACAACTTTTTTATGTAACCAGTGGGACAGTGGTAACTGTCCGTGGTGGTGGCTCTAAAAACTTGTATGTTTTAGCAGAATTCCAAAGCGATGGGCAAACATTTGTCGGTGGATTAGTAACCGGCGAAGGCAAGGGTGGAGAATACTCTTATCGCCTAGATCACAATGCTTATTTACGCGCTGGAACAGATACGAGTGTGGAGCCTAATCCGAAAATATCCACTTCTAAGCAAGGTGGGGCGTCAAATTCAAATTTAACTGGTAAACGCATTAATATGCTTGGCGATAGTTACGTTAAAAATAATAATGATAGTGTTGGAGATACTTGGCATAATAAATTGGCTATCAAATACAACATGACATATCGCAATTATGGAGTAAACGGCAACGGATTGATTGATCCTAGTAGAAACGGCACACCTGTCGTTGATCGCTATCAAGACATGGACGATGATGCCGATTATGTGATTGTGATCGGTGGCAAAAATGATTACAATGGCCAGTATTCCATTGCAGATTTTAAAACTGGAGTTGCTAAGCTAATCAAAGGGCTTGTTATCAAGTATCCTAAGGGTAAAATAGCCTTTTTTACGCCGTGGAGCATTGGAGATACAGATACTAAGTCAATAAAATTAAATGAATATGCACAAGCTATCGAGGACGAATGCAATTTGTTTGGGATAGCTTGTTTTAACTCTAGCAAACACAGTAATATCACGCCATGGGATGCCAATTTTAGAAAAAATTTTATGCAAAGCGATCACGATGTTAGTCATTTAAACCATGCTGGGCACGAAAGATTTTTGCCTACGGCAGAGGCTTTTATTAAATCGTTATAAAAAAACGCAGTCGCCTACGAAATCCACAGTACGCAAGGGCGGCTATTTTTGCGCAAGTAAGAAGGTGTATATATGGCAAATGAAAAACCCTGGACGATAAAGCAGAGATTCGTCCACAACCGAAATATTATCAGTAAGGCATTCGCGACTCTGGTGTTTGCCTTATTTATTTGGAAGGGGAAGTTTCAAGAATTGAAAGGTGCGCCGGCACAGAACAATTATTATGTCGTACGTCATGCTTTTGACAGTGGGTTACTGGAACTGATCGTGATACTCACCTTATTTGGCCTATATGTAGCTTTTAGCAAGCATCACTATGTTAAAGGCAAAGTTATCTTTCTTGTAATCGGCATGGGCATTTGGACGGGTTATTTGGCGTTATTCATCTATCGTGATTATTTGCTATCACAAATGTTCACTATGCAAACAGCATTGGTCTTTGCAAACGCAGTGAGTTTCTGGATCGATATATTGGCAGGTGATTTCTAATGCAGACAGGAATCTGGGTCGCATTGATCACACTCATCGGTGGGATTGGCGGTGCATTGATCACGCTTAGGGGGAATTGGCGTAACAGTGATGTAGACATCATGAAAGAACTTAGACAGGCTAATAACGACCTTAAAGCCACTAACAAAGAGTTGATGGAAGTTCGCAAAGAAAATTTACAACTACATGCCAAATTAGACGACATGCAAGAAACTATTGACGACATGACCAAAGAGGTTAAGCGACTAACAAGTTTAGTGAAAGGAGTACAATAGAATGAAGAAGTTTGAAATTAAAAAGCTGTTTAGCATTCTGAAAGACAAGGATGGTTCGTGGAACGGAAAACAAATTGCTGGTTTGTTGTCCCTATTGGTTGTTTTGATCCAGCAAATTATGACACTGTTTGGCATCAACTTTCCAATTGATTGGCAAGGAATTGTTAATATCCTGAACACGCTGCTGGTTATTCTTGGTTTACTAGGTGTGGTTACTGGGGATAGTAAGGTTATCATCCCTGGAGAGGGGGACAAAAGTGAAAAGACAACTAAATAGATGCCTATTGGGAGTGATTACCGTTCTGGGATTGCTCTTTTTGTTTGGCACAAATGCTAGTGCGGACGCTACTCGTAACTTAATCGGTGACTTTTCCAGTTACCAAGGGTCAACACCTAGCTACATGCAACAATTTACAAATAGAGGTATGAAAGGCGCTATCGTTAAGACTGGCGGACACGGCGGTGGCGAAGGTTACCATTACCAGAACCCTAAGGCATCGGCTCAATTAGCTAGTGCTAGTAAATTAGGTTTAAACGTGGGAACCTATTTCTGGGGTCAATTTGGTGGCAGTCAATCAGACGCCAAGCTGTCGGCTCAAATGGCTGTTAATGATGCTCAAAGGGTAGGACTAAAGAAGGGTAGCTTGATTGCTTTAGACTATGAAGAAGGCGCTAGTTACTCTAAAGGTGCTAACACGCAAGCTATTTTCACCTTTGGCGACTATGTTAAGTCACATGGTTATAAGTTTGCATTATACACTGGCTCAAGCTATCTCAAAAATTATATTGATATAAATGCCTATGGCAAACGTTACGGTACATCTATTTGGATTGCCAACTATAAAACAATGTCGTTGCAAACTAGACCCGATTTTAATTGGTTCCCATCATTCCCACACATTGCGATGTGGCAGTTTGGCAGTAATTGGTATGGTATTGATGGTAGTGTTGATTTAGTAGACTTTATGGGAAAAACTAGCGGAGACGTTAAAAACAACACTCCTGTTAAACCTGTAACGCCTAATAAATCCAACCAAACTAATGCTAAAAATACCACTTACAAAGTGGTTTCTGGCGATAGTTGGTGGGGCATTGCTAATAGAGTTGGGTTAGATATGTACCAGTTAGCAAAACTCAATGGTAAGACGATCAACAGTGTTATCCACCCTGGACAAGTGTTAAAGATTAAAGGGACTATTAAAAATGGCTCTTTGTCAAATCCTGTTGATGAAT